TGGAAACGTGACTAAATCGCCCGTCAAGCTCAGCGATCTGTTCCGCTATTACCGGCCAGGAACGCCGCATCAGATGGCAGCTATTGCTGAATTGGAGGCGGTGTTATTAAAGGCTGCACCTGATGCATTTAATAGGGATCAGGCGTGGTTTAAGACTTGGAGCCAAAGCGGCAAGCAGCAGGACATTGGTGCTGCCATCAAGATGATCCAAGAGTTTGAGGGCTGTCACCTTGAGGCCTACCTCTGCCCCGTTGGCATCGCCACCATCGGTTGGGGGAATACTCGTCATGTTGATGGGCGGCATGTGAGGTTGGGTGACAAGATCACCGGCATTGAGGCCGACATGATGCTGCGCCGCGAGGTGGATCGCATCATTGACAAACTGCGCGTCATTCCACATTGGAATGAAATGAACGCTGCGCAACAGTCGGCGCTCATTAGCTTTGGTTACAACTTGGGTGCCAGCTTCTACGGCGCTGCTGGATTTGAAACCATTACCAAGCGGCTGCAAGACAGGGAATGGTCCAAGGTGCCTGATGCATTACTGCTTTACCGCAACCCAGGTAGCAAATTTGAAGCTGGTCTAAAGCGTCGTCGTCAAGCTGAAGGTCGGTTGTGGATGCAGGGTTTGGGGTTGCCGGAGGTGCAGCAGCAAGGTTTTGGCAATCCCCTGCAAGTCCCGTTCTATTCACAGCTTGATAGCGGCACCGATCAAGGGCGGCGCATGTGCTTCAGCAGCTCCTGCGCGATGCTGCTGGAGTACTTAAAGCCGGGCACGCTAAAAGGCGCCAATGGCGATGACCAGTACCTCAAGCGCGTCCAACAGTACGGCGATACCACTGATGCTGCCGCGCAGATCAAGGCCTTGGCCAGCTATGGCATCAAAGCTCGCTTCGTAACTAATGCCAGCTTTGCCACCTTGGAGCAGCAAATTGCTAAAGGTGTGCCAGTGCCTTGTGGATATTTGCATCGGGGACCAATCAGCAAGCCAAGTGGAGGCGGTCACTATTTAGTGGTCGTTGGTCACACTCCTGATGCAGTCATTGTTCATGATCCCTTTGGCGAGGCAGACTTGATCAATGGCACCACGCTGCCAAAACCTGCACGCTTTGCTCGCTACAGCCGCAAGAACTGGGGCAAACGCTGGCAAGTTGAAGGAACGGCGACAGGGTGGGCTATCTTGGCAGAGCGCTAAACCTACCGCTTTGCTTTTAGCTGACCATCAGATCCGTGACCTGTGCAAGCAGGGCATGGTGGTGCCTTACAACGAAGAACTGCTCAACCCCGCCAGTCTTGATGTAACGCTGGGATCAACCATCCTTGTTGAGGTCGAGCACACGCCGGAGCTGCAGATTCTTCACATTGAGCAATACACCAAGGAGGATCCGTTCTGGCTTGCTCCTCAAGAATTCGTGCTGGCCGAGACGATGGAGATGTTCCACCTGCCAGATGATGTATGCGCTCAATTCATTCTCAAGAGCAGCAGGGGGCGCGAAGGGCTTTCCCATGCCCTCTGCGGATATTGCGATGCCGGCTGGCATGGCAGCAGGCTGACCCTTGAGTTGCATTCACTGCGAAGCAAGCACTCAATCCCGCTTTACCCAGGGCTGAAGATTGGACAGCTTGTCTTCTACCGCATGGACAAAGCACCTGAGCGGACCTACGCCGCGACTGGAAGGTACAACATGGACACCAAGGTGACGGCGAGCAAAGGCTAAGCAGTACCGTTCGCTACCGTATGTCAAGTCGCTGAAGCGGCGTGGGTCACGAGTACAGGCAGTGCAGGCGCAACAGTCGCTGCAGAGTCTGACTGCCTGTCCGTGAGATGGAGATTGGCGATCATGGCTGCTGGGTGTGCTCCCCCGGGCGCTGCCCCAATGGCCATGAATCGGAATCTATACCGTCATTCACGGTGCAGAAGCGATGGCTCAATGTCGCCAAGATCATGTTCCTGACGAGCACCGATGGACAGCAAGACCCTGATGAGCTTGTCGAAAACGTTGCCGCCAGGATTCAAGAACTCACAGAAGAGATTGTTGACTTCTCTATTGAGTGCCACGAGCTGGAAGGTGGTTACATCAACCACTCAATTCATGGCGCAGAGCTGATCCCCAAGAAGGTCACCAAACACCGCTTCCGTAAGCAAATTTTTGAAGCATGGGATCACGAATGTGCATATTGCGGTGAACCTGCTGACACCCTAGATCACGTCATTCCACGGTTCCACGGTGGCCTGACCATTAGAAAAAATTTGATCGCGTGTTGCCGTGTTTGCAACGGCTCCAAAAGCGCAACGCCTGTTTTCAACTGGCTTCGGAGCCAGGAGTTCTGGGATTTCGACCGTGAAATCTTGATTGCTGAATGGACAGGACTGGAGCCACCTGACTTTGATGACGACGACTAACGCGCTCTGAGATGCTGCACATACAGCTCTGCCTGCCATAGATCAGAGCTGTAGCGACAGATGGCGCCACCAGGGTTGCAGCTGCGATACATCGGCTCTCCTAGACGGGAGTCGATCAACGTTTCAATGTAAAACCCGTCGTCGTAATCAATCCGCCCAATAGGCGCAGCACTTGCTTGCGAATCTGCCGCCACTAGCTCGTCCTTCAGGGAATCCTATGCCGCATTCTGCCTTGACAAACTCCCAGTGGATGCAAGATTGACAGATTGGTTGGGCATTCGTGATGCCGCGTGCATCGGCATAGAGGCCCTCAGCTTCGATCACGGCGTCCTCTAGGTCAGATGACGTAAGAGGTAGATCTAATTTGCCAGTTCTAGTCTTTACGCGAACACGCCAGCCGGTGGGTGCTTGGTAGAGCACCATCCGCCCGGCGTGGTATCGCAAGCTGGCCAATGCTTATTGCAATGCTGCCATTACCTTAGACCGCAAGTCATCAAGTGTTCCATCGTTTTCAATCACACGGTCAAAGCTGTAGTCATCAAGGCTGCCTTCACTGGAGTGACTGGTGGTGCGTTGTACGGCAAAACGCCGTACAAGCCACATCTCGCCACCCAAGCTACGGATGAGATCAGCTTCATTGGGAAAGCGAACGTCATCCGCCACCACGGCACTAAAGCGGTCTGCTTTCTTCTGCCAGCACTTGAGCCATATGTCGGGGTGCAGGCATTGGCGGCCATATTCAGTGCCAAGGGTCTGCAGCATGTGCCTAGCGCTGACGCCGATTTCCGGCAGGACATAGTTCTTGTCACTGATGACCAGCTCCCATGCTCTGGGGTAGTCGTAGCCCAAGGCTGTGATCATTGGGATGATCATGTCCTTCAGCGTGCCAGCAAAGGGCACAATGGTGTAGCCCTGCTCGCTGATGATGCTGGCAGCAAAAGTTTTGCCTGATTGCGGGGCAGGGCTGTAAAGCCCCACAAGTTTTGGTGTTTTCATTTGTTGAGATAAATGGATAGCCGTGTAAGCCAAGCCAAGTCGCGCTGATAGCACTGCCATAGGCCGGTGTATGTCCCGCGCAGGCCGGGGGGCGCCGATGCACGGTCATACAAATCATACAGGAAGTCAAGGAAATCGGCCTTGGCTTGCTCCTGCTGCGATTGCGGCAGCGACTGCAAGAGCCGCTCTAAATTCCCCGTGGGGTTCAGCCCAGTAGACAGTTGATCCATTGAAAAACCAAGGAGTGAAGAGGGTTTCTAGTCCATAAGCCACGGGATGAGCCCCATAGCTACCAGCTGGCATTGATGGCCCGTAGGCGGTCATCTTTGGGCATCAGGTGCGTGATACATGCGTTCAAAGAGCATTGATGGCGGCTCAAGGTCGCCCTCAGGCTGCAGCTCCTCTAGGGGCTCGCTCAGGAATGGATCGCTGCCGTCGTACAAGACCCAATGCACATTGGCGTCGTATTCACGTATTGCAATGCAGCCGATGCGATGGGAACGCATCAAGAGGCGCGTCAGCAGCACCTCCCACCAAGAAAGGAATGGATGAGTCATGGGATCAAGTCGTTCGGACACCGTAGCGAGGCGCGACATCAACAAAGTGCCGTCCGCCCACAGTTTCATGCGTGTTCACAATCGCCTGGATGCGGGAGATCGTGACGTGGTTGGCCAGTGCTGCTGTGGTCAAGCTGTTGAAGATTTCGCCAGTTTCGACGCAGCGCACAGGGCGCTTGTGCGCTCTTGCATTGATCGGTGGATGCTTGTACACCTGATCGGCAATGCGCTCACTGTCGAACAACAGTACCAATGCATCACGGGCATATGGCCTGAAGAATGCTGGGTCACGTTTTGCCCAATCTCTCAGGCTCTGGCGGC